CAACGTCTGTGAAATGGAGAGGGCGCAGGTTGACGTCGGTTTGCTCGCCCGACCACTCGAAGTTGTCGCAGAAACGAGCAGTGAGGCCCTGCGAGGTTGCCGTCGTATCCATCTTGGCAGGAGACGTCTCGTACGTACCGCCGACATTGGTACGAATCAGGCGCTTGGAGGCGCGCCAGAACTGCTTGATGAGAATGACAGTGTGCTTGGCTGGAAGAACCTCCATCTCCCCCTCGATGTCCTCGATACGGTCATTTGAGTCGTGGACCTTTGGATCAGCCCACCCAATTACATGGCAAGCGCGGGCGATCGCATCACGTGCTACGGGGCTATAGACTCGCATCGGAAACCACCGCTTGGAGCGATCATAGTAGCGGTTATTCCAGATCAATAGGAGACGTAGCGCATCGGCAGAGTTCTTCAAGTCGAACTCTGATGCATCACGCAGGCACCCATCGTCGAGCATGGACTGAAATCCCTTGTAGATCGGTCCCGGTTGGAGAATGACGATCGCCGCCTTGTCGCCCCAGAGACGGATCTGCTCAGAAACCCCCTCAGGAGTCGCAGAGACGTCCAACATCCGCATGTCGCGGGCGTCAAGGTTCTCAATGTTGAGAAGACCCGCCTTCTTGAGAGTCTTCCCCAGAACATTGTTAGATCCGGATGCGACGTGGCACTCGTCTGCCACAATAAGTCCGTGGCGCATCTTGGAGAGAGCATCTGCATTGGGAAGGCGGCCGCGGTGGAAGACGCGGTCGCCCAAACACGGCAAGAGACCTTTGCGCATCGTGGACTCCCAATCAGTGTCGCTCATGCCCGAGACGACGGCAACATCTTCGAGGAGTGGCGTATCGTATGGCCGCGTGCACAGAAGTCGAACAGTCTCGAGCTGAGCACCTGTCTTCCCCATACCGGGTTGGGCGATGAGAACAACGCAGCGCTTGCCCTCGAGAAAGTGTGTGTGAATCTGCGCGGCAGCCTCGCGCTGGTTCGAGTAGACAAGCTGTTTCCCGTCCAAATCTTCCTTGCGACGGTACTGGAGATCAATTTCTTGACGTTGATAGTTGACGCGACGCTCGTGGAGGTCCGTCATTGTTGACGGTTGTGTTGTGTTGTGGTGTGTGCCAGGTCATCATGTGTAGATCTGGAAATTCGTTTTGGGAAAACGGATTCGGTCAGAGCAAGGTTTTAAGGAGTAAACTCAAAGACATAACAAAAATGAACAGCAACGACGAGAAGATGGCACAGCACCGGAAGATTCAGGAGGCGCGCGAGATCCTGAAGGAGGCAGAGGAGGCGACAAACGAGAGAATCATCGACTTCGCACATAACCGTTCACCAGCGTCCCAGAAGGTCTGGGCGCGGTCCGTTAAGTTCCACAACATTCGAAAGAACATCGAAGAGATCTTGGTCGAGCAGGTGTATGATATCGACTTCGAGGATCGGTGCCCGCCCAACGTGTTTGACAATACACAGAAGCTCTTCCCGATAAGCAGCTACCTCTGGGATGAGTTCGTCCTCGACGTGATCAAGGTTCTGTTTGACGACGGAGCATTCGAGCCCGAGCAGTCGGGCGTGTTCTACACCTTCGATTGCGACCTCTACGACGATAACGAGGTTGTGTGGCGGGCGATGTCCAAGGTCCTGGCGTAATCACAAACAAACAAAAACATTTTTCACACATGAAAACGGATTTGTGAGACACTAAACAAGAGGGGATCACACAACACCACATGGATCCTCCTCAAACGAAGAAGCAGTCCATCAAAAACCAGCGACAGAAAGGCGCCAGCGAACATCGTTTGGGATCCGCCAAACACATCCGCATCGCCGAGTCCGTGAAGTCGAACGGTACGAACCTAAAAGGAAAGTGAGCTAATCAAGTAATCACGGTATCAGCCACCATGCCTCTGTGCGAAGCAGCCACCCAGTTGGGTCTTCGATGCACTCGCAACGCATACGGCCAGCCCTTATGCGGAATTCACCGCAACAACCCGAATGTCCGTCTGTTTGCAGACATCGGACATGAGGTTATCGATACGCGCGTCCGTTGCCGGTTGTGCACGCGCCTGGCTGTGCCTGATTTGACTCACTGTCGTCAGCATGAGCAGCTGCGGCCGCGACCGGATCTTCCGCCCGAGCAGCGATGTGTGCATGGGCGTTGCATGCGTGCTGCGGGGCAGCACCAACGATGTGTTCGACACATCCAGCGGTTCGTCGCACAGCAGCGCATGATGATGTGGGAGGAGATGTACAATCCCGGATTGATTCGCGTTATGGACAATCGCGAGACCTGGCCACATGTGATCCAGGAGTGGCGAGGTCGTATCGGAGGCTTCATTGATGCCAACTTCGTGGCGCAGCTTGAGGTAGAACTGGCTCGCGAGATGCGTATCCCCGCTCTGTGGAACCGGTACATGGCTGGCGAAGCACCGATGAATGTGGATGGAGTTATCGATTGGAGGTTCGGGGCTGAGGTCTGGGATGATGACGATGACTGGGCGCCACGCCGAGCTCCGCTGCCACCGCCGCGCACGGAACTCGAGGCCTTTACGCGAGATGTCCAGAATGTCCACACGCCGATGGTTGTCGTGCTCACCAACTCGGGCCTGAACATTCTTCTGAACGTCGAGGTTCCGCCGAGTCAGAATACGTATGTGGAAGTGAATGCGGCCTTTGCGAGCCACATCGCATCGAACCGTATCCAGACCTCTCTGGACGTGATCCGGGATGTACATCGCGACATGAAGCGGTGGTACCGTACCGCCGACTGCCGCTCAGAAGGCGACTTCCTCTACAAGCGACTCCTTGACGGACTGTGGACAAAGATCAAGCAATCGTCAGACCGTCCCGAACTCGAGGTTCGTCTGTGGGAAGAGCTGGTCGATTCGGTCGGGATGTGCTGCGGCGGGCACATCAGTCGACTGGCGAATGTATTATCTGGATTCGATCACGCCTTCGCTCCCGAGCTAAGTCCGGCGGAGAAGCTGCAGAACAAGATGGCGGCAATCGCGGGAATGGATGGCGGTATCATCCTGCAAGTCGCCGAGGCGATGGCCGTGTTTCAAGAGCTGAATATCCCGCGGGATCAGTGGGCGCCATGGATCGATGCGCTCTAACAAAGATATAGCGGCAGTACACAATGAGGCTCAAGACCTTGCGGCGTTCGCACAAGAAGGACAAGAAGTGGGACGCGGTGTTTGAGATGCCGGATGGCAAGACAAAGACAGTTCCGTTTGGGGCACGCGGTATGTCGGACTACACGAAGCACAAGGACAAAACCCGCCGTGCTCGCTACCTCAATCGCCACTCAGGAATGGGTGAGCACTGGTCTCAGCCGGACACGCCCGGTGCTCTGAGTCGGTGGATCTTATGGAACAAGCCGAGTCTCAAGGCGAGCCTCGCAGACTTCAAGCGAAAATTTAAGGTCTAAAAACGGATGTAATCATAAACATATTTTACCTTGAGCATCCGAACTGCAGACATCAATATCCAAAAATGTTCTGCCCCTACTGTCAGCGCGCTGTTGTCTCGCATGAATCCGTCGGCGATGATGCCGATCATCGCTGGTGTTTCATTCATCTCCACGATTACGGTGTGATCAAAAAGGACGGAACGCCGAAGGAGGCAACGGATTCCTTCTACGCACTCTGTTCCAAGTATGTTCCTCGCAAGTCCAAGGTTCGCCGAATCAAGCTCACATCCGCACAACGGACGACCACTGTTCCCGGTCCATTGAAGTTGTCAAGGTTCTAATCAAGTCCATCCAGGTTTCAAGGCGCCCATCCAGGTAGCGCTCTGCGAGATGATTGAATACGTGGACATACGTGATCAGCACAGCCGCTACGATCACCCACGACCAATTCGTCGCAGAAGCTCCTTCTTGGAGCGTCATTTTTAACTGAGCGAGATGTTCTGACTACGGGGCAAACGACGGGATAGAATATCCCTCTTCGTTCCGTTCACCGACATGTCATCGCTGCCCTCGGGAATTCCCTCAATGGCACGCAGGGCCTCAGCGACGCGCTCAGGCTGATCCGCAAACTGCAAAAAGAGTTGCTGTCGAAGCGTAGACCTCTTGAGAGCGGGGCGAGAGATACGCTCAGAACGAGCGATTGTGCCGCCGGATCCGTCCAGTACAAAGTTTCCCAGATCGTTGCTCTTCATAAAGGCGAGCACGCTTGCGCCCAGTGTATTTTTGCGTTCGCGGATGGTCTTGATCTGCGCCTGAAGTGCCCGAATCTCATCGTCGGCAGCAATCCACGAGCGAAGGGTGTCCTTGATCTCCTCGGCCATTGTCTCCTTGTGGCTGTTTTTCTGAAAACTCAAACGACGTGCTTCCAGGTTAATCTAGCACATATCCTGGACACGCTGTTTTCCTTCACTCCGAATAACTCAGCTATTGCGGCGAGCTTTTCTCCTACTTCGCGTCTACGTCGAATTTCACGTATATCTTCGTCTGTTAATTTGGATTGGGGGTTTCGAATTCCTTTGACATCGGTGTTATCTCTCAGCCTATCGGATGTATTGTTATCTAAATGGGTTCCAATCTGCAGATGAGCCGGATTGACACATTTGTTCCGACACGTATGCCGAATAATCATATTTGAGGGGATTTCACCTTTCCAAAGACGAAATGCAACTCTATGAGTAAAATCGCGTTTTCCATTAACACTGCACCAACCATATCCGGTCGGTGTCTTATATCCGGTCCATTCCCAACACTCATTGACGTCAACTGGTCTGTTTACGTGCTTCATGAACTGTTGCATGTTTTCCAAGTTTAATGATTTCGTAGTTTCCTTTTCAGAATTTCCATCTGAGATCGCACTCGAGGCAGGTTACGAAGGTGGTCATCGGCTCGTCGGCGGAGCGGGTCTGCATCTGATAGTAATCGCACCGCGTCTCCTTACGGCACCGGCGGCAGAACATGAAGATACTCGCTGTCTGCTTCTTCGAGTGCGTCGCCGTGTCCTTGTCGTTGGTGCTGCGAACGATCTCAGCCCAGCGCTCAGGGTTCTGGACGAGCGGCGTCGAGTTCACGAAGGCCTCAATCGTCATGGTCGGTAGCAGTTCGCGGTAGCGGTACAGGTCGATGGCCCGATTGCGATACAGGTTGACGAAGACGTGATTATCCCAGCCCTGATCGATGAACCACTCCTGGGCGTCCGCGACACACTTCTTGAGAATCGCCGTCTCGACCTCATTGGAATCGAACTTGTCGCGCACGAGGGTCCGGAGTGGATGATCGACGTAGACGTTGGATGCGTGGACTGTGTGGACAGGGACGAGCTCGCGATCCACGTTGGGCACATCGTCATCCTCGTCCTCCACCACAACGTCGCCCTGATCGTCGTCCTCATCCTTGTTCTCCTCGTCATCATCATCCTGGAAGGTCGAGGAATGGTAGAACTCGTCGTACTCGACCGAGTGCAGATCCTTGTACTGGTTCGCGTGCGAATCGTAGTCGTCCGCATTCGGATTGATCGACTTCATCACGACGATCGTCCCTGTGAACATATCGTCATTGAAGGGCGGAGGGAGCATGTGTTGATTCGTGTTCTCCTCTTCCTCCTCGCAGGGCACGCCGAAGACGGAGTACACGTCCTCGTCGTGAATCATCTTGCCCTGGAACTGCATGAGCGGTTGTTTCGTCTTCTTGCGAAGCCATTCGAGCACGTCGGATGTCTTTGCCGGAAGGGTGGTCTCGGTGAGAGTACCGGATGTCGAGATGAATAACCCGACAACCATTTTGATACCTGTGTAGATCAGGGTGCGTAGATTCCTTTTTAGCGGAGTGGTGTTGATTCGATCCCGGGTCTGGGTGTGCGCCATGAAAAGAGTCGAGTTAGGCCGGCAGCGAATGGTTTGAGTACATCGCTATTAACGAAGGCGATCGCAAGCACGATGGCCAACAGGATGCCGCAAAAGAGAAGGAAAAACATGATAAAGTCGTTGAAACCCTTGTTCATCTTGATCGTGGGCAGCTTGAGTTTGGGTGCTGTGGGCTTGCAGTTCTTGGGCTCCCCGGGGGCATACAGCGGATGCTGCACGGCGGCCAACACGTCGCCCGGCATCACCACGCCGGTTGTTCGGATCAGAGCCTCTACGTCTTCCGCCGAGACAGACACCGGATTCTGAAAGTAGATAACCTGGGCGCCCGTCTTGGACTTCCATCCGATGTAGCGATCGCAGCCGAAGTCCGCTCGCGTGTACTGTTCGAGCTCGCTGTTGACCCAGGTGAAGTACGGATCTGTACCACTCACTAACTGAGTGAGCGCCCAATCGGCTCCCGTGTGCACGGACGGCTCTTCGTATTTATTCGTGTCCTTGTTCACGATACCCAGACCTGCCGACGTCGATGGACTGAGCCGCGCGGCGATCATGCTGAGAAAATCAATGGACGTGCCACCCTCTCCCGCGGACTTGTTGATCGGGATAAAGAGCTGCACATTTCCCTCGTCGATGCACTCAAGCACGGCGTCCGCCTGAATACCTTCGACGCGCAATGGGGCGGGATGGTAGAGGTGAAGCTTCGTGAACACAGCCTGTTTGCCGTTAAATATGGCCGCAAGCGGCGACAGCGGCGTGATGACGATCGTGTTCTTTTGACGCGTGAGAACGACCTCAGATGCGGTATTCCCCAATGGGAACGACAGCGAACACCCCTTACACCCCTCCGATCCAGCCACCGTGATTCCCACGTTCATATCGACGGACGGTTTGGGATCAATATGATCCTGCTTCGTGCATTTACTGCCACCGCCACCCATTGTTCTACTGCGGACAAAACAAGTCTGTCAGAGAGAACAAGATGTCGGATGCACCACGCGGCCTACTCAACTGGTGGCAGGGATTGATCCTCGCCGTCAGCAGTGCAATTCTCGGCGTCGTCGCTGCGATCTATATCAAGGACGGAGGCTCTGTACCCGGAGGCCAGGGCCCGTCATGGGCGATGATCCTTCTTCGGTTCGTTCCCCACTTTCTCCTCCTGTTCGGTGTTCTGGCCGATGCGTTCACCTATGAGGGCGTGTACTGGACAGGCACCATGGTCGGTGTGATTGCGACCTTTGTTGCGCCGTGGCTGGATGCTGTCGGCGCCGGAGTCGCGAATGTTCTGGCAAGTCTCATGAGCAAGGCGCCGCGCGGCGGTGCGTTCCCGAGTAGCACGCTCATGAACTACGGCGGCCCGGTTAGCTCCACAGCAACAGCGGCGAGCGGCGGCTACCTTGGATGCAGCCTGATGGCCGATGGTAAGGCGGGCTCTGTTCCACAGACACTTGTTGTCTCGGCGAGTATTCTCGCCTACTACATCTTCGATCTGGTCCTTAACATGAGCCTGCTTGATGCGACGGGTGCTATCGCGGCGGCGTTGATATTGTATGGTGGACAGACGGCGGCGATCTCCGGATGTCTCAACGAAGGGAAAACGGGACAGGCAGCCGTGTTTGCGGGGATCTACGGCATCATCATCGGCGGCGCCTCGTACGGAGTCATTAGCACCTGGGGACCCAGCTACCTTCCGTCCACGGTGATTGGTGGCAGCATCACAAGCGGAGGTGGGGCGGACGGCCGCATTGGCGCGGGTGCGGGACGTCGCGGCGGCGCGGGAGGCATGGGAATGAGCGCGGGCCCTCCCCCTCTGGCTGACGGATCGGGGACTCCTGGACAGAAAAAGACATGCCCGTCTTAAGCCTACGCCGGCTAGGCGGCTACGCAGCCAAAGCCTTCCGCGCCAGCGTATAGTACATAATGATCGAGGTACCCGAATAGCGACCCACCTCGACACCGTTCTTGAGAAACACCATCGTCGGCACCACACTGATCCCAAACTTCGCAGCGATTCCATCGGGATCGTTATGAGTATTCACAGCCTGAAAGTAAATACCCGGAAACTCGTCAATCAAGTCCGCAATCGCCGGCTTGATTGTCGCACACGGCCCGCAAGTCGGAGACCAAAAATGGTAAGCGATAACATTGGGAGTCGACATAATATATACCAGGAGGAAACTTTTAAACCTCTGTCTTCTCAACGTGGACCGTCGTCAGTTCGGCGCGATAGACGGGCTGTTTCGCCACAGTCTGTTTGGTGAGTGTCGCATTACGACTCTTGCACATCTCGATAAAGGCCTTCAGCAAGTGCTTGTCGACCACCTCGGGATCCAGAACAGCGAGGTTGGCGCGGATCCAGGTTGACAGCGACGCACCCGAGACGGGAGGGCCCATGAGAGACAGTGGGCATCCGGGAAACAGCTCGTCCGTTGGCTTAGGGGCTGGGAGCTCGATGACGCGGCCCTCGACCGACTCGCGCGCCATGCGATCGACGATATCGTTCTGCTTGGACAGATCATCCAGCCCTCCGGTGTGAGCCCGAACGTGATGGAAACGGTGCTTGAACTTGGACAGCTGAGCCGCGATAGCCTCAATCAGATCGCGGTGCAAGACGGGCTTGCCCATACTGGTCTTCCAATCTCGCGCAACCCATCCCGGCATCCACTCGGTGAGGCACTTGATCGAGTAGTCAGAGTCCGTATAGATCACCAGATCCTCGGCAAAGGCGCCCTTGGTCGCGAGAATCGAGACGGCAAGATGAATGGCCGACAACTCGGCCCGCTGGTTCGTCTGAGACTGATCGTCCGGTACGCGCTGAGAGTCAGACCACTCGGGGTGTTCGGGAAACCACGCAGCAAACCCAGCCTTCGCGTCCTTTCGTCCATTCGAGGTGCAGGATCCGTCCGTAAATACGCGCATGTCCCTTATGACTCTTCCGTGTTTCGCATTCCTTTTTCATACGCATGCGGATCCGTCCACAGCGAGGTATCGAACTCGCCGTTGACAACGGGATGGTGAACGTAGGTGGGCATTCGCGAGACGATGCAGCGGGAGACGATGGCCGGCTGGAGGGTCGGTTCCTCGATATGAAACCATACACGACACTTGAAGGATCGCTGTTCTAGACTGCGACGAAGCATCTGCTGGCAGGCTGCAGTCAAAAAGTGGGCATGCCACACAATGAGTACACGAATGCGAATGTGAGACTGAGAGGGAACAAAGGACATCCACTGGGACACCCAGGGTGCAAAGTCGTCAATTGAGTTGACAACGGCGGCATCCACCTCTTCGAAGTCGCATCGGTGTTTATTTGCGGCGACGTAGGTTGCCCATACCTGTCGCGTTGATCTGTCATTCAGGGGTTCAAACAAAATACGGTGAGGGGGTGGAAAGGTCTCCATACCTTAGGAGCTGGCCGACTCCGTAGATGGCTGAACAATCCGCTTGACGGGAATGTCCGCAGACACGACGTAGATGCTGTTCTCCGTCATGATGATGTACGTCTTCTCCTCCTTGAGACGCATGATCGACTCGATCGGCGACGTGTACTCCGTGTCGGACTTCACGAGGCACTTGCTGTCGCCCGAGACACCGATGCAGCACGACTTGGTGAGACTATCCGCATAATAATCCAAATAAATGGGGCGATCCTGTTCGATAGCGAGCTTGGCAACATGCGCCATAACTGTCGCGGAGGGGCACGCCATTTATCAGAGGTGGAGGATGTGTTTGCATTCTTTTTAACGCTCAGGCCTTGGCGACGCGCCTAAGGAGCCTTGGCGACGTCCTCCAGCTTGAACCGAGACTTCATGCACAGAGACGGCGTCTCGCTGCGGGGAACGGCGAGGAGGTTGCCAACCATCGGCTTGACCTCCTTGACCTTCGGAGCCACGGCCGCGAGGAAACGGACCAAGTGGTCAACGTGCTCCTCTGTGGGCGGGCTCTTCGGGTGGCGCATGCTCTCACCCAGATCGTCGACGATCGTCTTCACAAACGTCGACATCGTAGCCTCGGGAATGAGGCCGCGGGAGTAGAGCTCGGACGTGTAGACCGCGAAGCCACGCTTGGTCTCCTTCTGCTTATTCCAGGCGATCAGGGCATTCGCGAACCCGGCATCGTCAGCAGAGGGCACGATCGTCACCGCGGACGTATCGTAGAGAGAGTCGAACATGTCAACCTGCGTCGCCAGATCGCTGCGAGCGTCCTCTTCCGACTTGACAATGTCGGAATAGAGGTCAGCCAGGAGGCTCGCGTAGAAATTCTGGCGGATACCACGGTCGAAGAGCAACGTGGTCACCCGCAGGCGGAACATAGCATCACGCGACGCGATCTTCGCCTTGATCATGTCGGTGAGCTTCGTGTATGTTGGCTTTGAAAGCTTGTTGATGGCCGCATTGATTTCATCATAGTCGGCGTCATCCTTCTCGCGGACCTTGCGAAGGGTCTCGACGAGGACATTCTTACGCCAGTCGACCACCTCGGCGGCATGCTCGCGGCGGAGGGGACGACGGTAGACTGGACGGAAGGATGTACGGAGCTTGGAGAAGACCTCAATTACCGAATCCGGCAGAGGCTGTTTCACGGAAGGGCGAAGAGCGTAGATCGAAGAAACTGTGAGTGTTTCCATTTTAGACGATCTGGCTTCCCTTGTGATGTCTTGGGATTCGTTTTCTGAAAACGTTTTCAGAAAACGGATTGATACACCTCAACAAACAGACCAGGATCGTTAAAATGGCACTCTCAAATAAATGGGTGCTCTGGTATCACGATCCGGCGAACAACGACTACAGCCTAGCGAGCTATATCCGCATCTTTGAGGTCTCCACAATCGCTGAGTTCTGGAGCCTGGTGGACGGCATTCCGAAGGACGTGTGGGAGTCTGGGATGTTCTTCTTCATGAAGGCGGGGTTTCGTCCTCTGTGGGACGCACCCGAGAACGACAGGGGTGGCGCGTGGTCCAAGCGGGTGGACGCGTCCGAGACGCACGCGGTCTTCATCGACTGCATGGTCCACTGTCTGGCAGGGTCGATCCTCAAGAACTCGAATGAGAGTATCGTGGGGGCGACTGTGAGCCCGAAGGGGCAGTTTCACATCGTAAAGATCTGGAACACGACGACGGCGGTCTCTGACCGCAAGCTCTTCAGCCCGACGCTCAAGATGAAGCTCGGCGACGACATAGCCTACAAGGCACACAATCTACGGCCGAAGTAGTCAAAAAAACACAAAACGAAAAAGACGATGTCGACATCCGCGTCCACCGCCTTTTTCAATTGAAGTAGTAATGAAGGCAGCATACGCCGTGGGTCGATTTCAACCACCAACAATTGGACATGCACGGTTGATCCAGGCCGTCAAAGACGTCGGTGGGAAAGCCTTTGTCTTTGTGTCGTCCGCGAACCCTACTGGCATCGAGGCTGCCAAGAACCCGCTCACCTCGGAGGAAAAGATTCGGTTTCTGAAGCTCATGTTTCCTACCGGCGTTGAGTTCGTGGATACGGCACGCTGCAAGCCGGGATGCGGGGGTCCCTTGGGTGGATATCGGTATTTGCACGATCGGGGCTACACGGATATCACGCTTGTCGCCGGATCTGATCGTACGGCCGTGTTTGGTCCCGGCGCACCCATGTGGAACTCTATCGAAGACCCTCCGCAATTCAAGGCTCTTGATCGGGGAGCTACCGGAGCTGTGAATCGGATGTCGGGAACCAAGGCGCGGGCCCTGGCTGCATCGGGCAATCTAGCCGGATTCACCTCGGCGGTCATGATCGGTAAGATGACCGCCGACGATGCGAAAAAACTGTACAACCTACTTCGTGCACGTCAGGGCGGTCGCACGCGCAGACGTCGTCTTCATACGACTAGGAAGCGCAAGGCATGAGGCACAGCTTGATATCGCCCAGATTCGCAATCACGTAGCGAATCATGATAAACCAATCATTCTTCATGTGGATCTCGAGGTTGTTGGACAGGTTCGAGCACTTGGTGAACAGCACCAGGTGAGGAAGACTAAACGTACCCGACACAATCTCATCCGGCTTGGTCTTTGTAATCGCCATGTCAGACGTGGAATCACCCATCGTGACCGTCTGAGATGCGAAGGGGCCCTTGCAGGTGAAGGTCAGCGTCCCGCCCACATTCTTCACATCCACTGTCTTCGCAGACAGCAGCGTCATATCGCGACAGATCTTCTGGAAGTCCATGCTCGGCATCGTGATCCGCGTCGCGAACTCCGTCTCGGGCATGTTGATATCCGACTCATCGCGGTCCAGGAGGTTCAGCTTGTTGCGAATCCGGCGCTTCTTCTCGCCATTCTCCAGCGTGATGCACAGGTGATTCGACTCCGACTTGGATACGGAGAACGTGATCGTGTCGTCGTTCGTGACCGTCTTCACGATGCGATAGAAATGATCCGTGTTCAGACCCACATCCAGGCGCGGCGCGGTGTGGTTGTACTCGTAATGCTCAAACTTCGACGCATGGAGACGCATATGCGTCAGTACCGTGCGTGTGTTGTCCATGGCGATCATGCGAATTCCGTCCTTGTCGAAGACCAGGCTCATCTCCACCAGCATAGACTTGAGGCCCTCGGCGAGGATGCGAATCGGGGCCGTCTGTACTGTCTTTGCGATGACGAGGTCGTCGGACATTTATCAATGCTTGCGATGTCTTCTGAAAGTCAATTTACGCGTCTTGTTCATCTTGCGACGACGACCACCCGAGTATCCGGCGATTCGTTTGAGAGTCTTTACGTGGCGGATGCGGGTTTGCAGCTCATGTACCTCAGCGTTCTTGCGCATGTATCCGAAGGTTCCCGGCAGCCCGGCGCGGGATCGCTCGGCGAGACGATTGGCTAACATCTGATTCAGTAACTTAAGATCCCTGTCAAAGTCTTCGGTGGCGGGTACCTTGGGTGGCGACACAGCGGGGAGACGCTTGGGTAAGTCAGAAATAGGAACCGACGGGGGCGGAATCGCGGGCGCAGCTGGTGCGGGGGCAGGCGCCACGGGCGGCGGCACAGGAGGAGTCGCTGCAATCGGCTCCAAGGCCGGGGCGGGTTCCGACTGGGGTTCCGGTGCCGGCGCAGGCAAGGGCGGAGGCGACACCGCCGGCAAACGCATGGGGAAGGCAGACGCCGACACAAAGGCATCGTAGTGGTTGTTGCCATTGAACGCAAGCTCTAAGAAGGGTTGGTTCGTGTAGTCGGGAGGGCAATACACCTGACCGGTGTTCTTCACATAGGATCCATCGCTTGTCCGATTGTAGATCGCAATCGCCTTATTTTTCAGGATGGCGACGGCAGGAGAGTTGATGTGGCCCTCACCCCAGTACTTCGGGTTCTCGGCTTCCGTGATATGCTCCAGGTACTTGTCAAACGTACCCGCCACACGCGACTCCTTGTCCCATTCCGCCTGAAGAGATGATTTGAGTTCGGGATCAGCGTTGATCGTTGTGCGGATCTGGCTGGCAAGGGCGCGCGCATCCTCTGTCGTGTGGGGCTGGTTGTTTGCGGCCAGAACGGACTTGTAGTAGCACCAACCGTCTCCATCGATTGTCGTGAAGATTCCCGTCGGAACTTCCGGGGCCGAGGCCGCACAGATTGCGTGGACATCTTCGTCGGAGATAGCCGCAGGTGCCATCGGCACCGGTGCAACGGGAGGAGCGGGAGGCGACGCCGAACTCGGCGACTGGGCCGCAGCGGTCATCGCGACTTCCAGGTAGTCAAAGGTCTTGGTCGCGATCTCCTCAAGGCGCTCAAGATCACGCATTTCCTGCTCTGTGGCTGCCGGCTCCTCGGCATCGACAAAGTCTTCAGCCTGCGCAATCTCATCGTCGAGCTCAAGCACGATGTCGGACAGCGAGGTAGATGTCGTGGTCCGTGCAGCCATGGCCATGCGTTTCAGCGACTCCCGCCTCTCCGCTTTCTCCAAAGTAGACTTCGGGCCCGGTTCGGGGGCCGTTCGAATATCAGTGAAGACGATCTCCAAGAGCGATACGATGCTCGTCGCGCGGCTCTTTACCTCCGGTGTCGTGATTCCATCTGCAAGCGCGAATAAGGCACCGATGGCTTCAAGATTCATCGCACCCTGTGTTTTGATCTCTTCTACCTCACCCGGCGCGCTCGGCGCACCTGTGTTCGGCGGTGGTTCGTGCCGTTCGAAGATATCAGTAGATCCAAGAGTCGGTTCACCTGAGGGTTCGAACACCGTGTCGCGAGGGGGCGCGGAAACCGCCGCCGCCGGGGCCGTTGGCGCGGCAATCGCAGCGGCAGCAACAGCTGCACGAAACTGACGACGACGCTCCGCCGCTGCACGCTCGGCGGGAGTCGCCGCAACGGCCGGAGGTGCCGGAGGTGCCGGAGGCGCGGGCGGCGCAGGCGGCGCAACTGCAGCAGCCGCCGCATCAATGGCCTTGTTTGTATCTTCAGCAACCTGGGCTGCCGTAGAAACCGGAGCTGGAGCGGGTGCCGGAGCCGGAGCCATGAATCTACCAAACAGCGACGCGGGTGCGGGTGCGGGTGCCGGAGCGGATGTGAGAGACATCGGCGGCATCACGGACGAAAACAGAGGGCTCGCGGCCGGGGCTGTCCCCGGCGTGGCGGCCGGCGTGGCTGTCGGAGCAGACGGCCCGGTAGTTAATACGGCCGGAGGAGGAACCGCCGGCCACCCTGCAAATCCTGCAAACCCCGTGGACGACGTTGTCGTCGACGGCGTCGACGGCGTCGACGACGTCGTGGTCGGAAGCGTGGCTGTTCCCGGAACGGGTCGTGTCGATAATTTCATCTGACTCAGTGTACTCAGCGCGAGGGCCGCTGTCGCCGCAGCTCCCATCGCAACCGCATTTCCAGCTGCGATAGCTGCTACGGCACTTGCCATTATCTTCATAACCTAAAAAAATCAGATGTTGGTAGCGTCGCTGTACGAGAACAGAGCGATTGAGATCACGCTTAACAACATCGCAAGCAGTCGCATTCCATTCAGTGTCTCGCCGAACAAGAACAGACCCATCAAGGTAATAAAGGTATCCGATGCCAGATTCCAGATGATGTTGATGACCAACATATCCTCGGCTTCCAGAGACTTGATGAACAAGAACGGCTGCAACGAGTAGACCAGTGTAGAAAACGTCAGTCCCGTAGCGTACGGCAGTGCGCCGGTGTTGACCAACTTCGCAGATCCCATCATCAAAATGTCGAGCGAGGCCATCAGGATACCAAAGGAGATTGGCAGCAAGTCAAAGCCATTCCACTTCCAATCTCGGCGGCGGATGTAGACATCGATGGGATCAAGGGCTACCATTGCTTAAAACTTGACAAAAGATAAGCAATGAGTCTCTCGGATCTGGTGACGCTATCGGCAATCGAAGTCTTTGGAGACTTTAACCTTCGGTGGTATGCGGAGTCGAATCGTCCCCTGTATTTGGGCTACGGCCTTCTTGGCTATGCCGGCGTGGTTTTCTATTTGATCAAGTGTCTGCGGACCGGGAATGTGCTCTACGTCAACGGAATGTGGGACGGTATCTCGGGAGTCATCGAAGGTCTCGCAGCCTACGTGGTACTCGGAGATCGGCTAGACAAGCCAGAGCAGTATCTCGGCTTGTTGTTGACCACAGTGGGTATCTATTTACTTAGACGAGACGGCCTGTGATTCCAGCATGGAGTCAACCACGTACATCACCGCACTCTACAATCTTCGTAAGCGCGAGGGTATGGATGGCGTGAACACAGACCATTTCAGCCGGATCGCCGACTACCTCGAGGTTGCGAAGACGTTGCTTGACACGCCACATTCGTTTGTGATTTTCTGCGAGCCCGAACTCGAGTCGGCATTTCGCACTATCCGCGGCGATCGTCCCACCGTGTATATGCCGATCGCCTTCGAGGACCTTCCGTTCTGGCCCTTGCTTCCCACGATTGCGGCAAACAACGCTCGCAATCCTGTTGTCAATGTCTCGCCCCAGAAGTTCACGGATTTGTACTACTTGATCATCAATCACAAGATGGAGTTTGTCCGACAGGCCGCGGCCTTGAATCCGTTTGGTACTGACTGGTTTGCCTGGGTCGACGTTCGTGTCGTACTTCCGTCGACGGGCTTGCACGGTCTCACCCAGTGGTGGGATCCGGGCTACGTGAATCTGTTCATGATGAACCTGGTCGACAAGAAACCTGGGGATGATTTTTTCCGGTACAATCACGGATGGATCGCTGGCGGGTGTTTCACGGGGAAGCGTGAACAAATACTCGCCTTCGCGGACATCACAATCAAGGAATGGCAGCAGGCCTTGGGCAAGGGCTACTGTCCCTCGGATGAGACCATGCTCGCGTACATGGCGGCAACGTATCCGGACATGGTGTCGCCTCTCGCTACCGGCGACTATGGTGATTTGATGCGCAACCAATCTGCTGTGTGTCGTAAACAGGACCTTGCCTACTACATACAGGAGTTTGCTCTTGCTCGTGGTGATTTGCGTACATCGATTCGAATTGGCGAGTCGTTGCGCCGAGGCTACTTGACAGGCGTCTTGCCTCCGATGGCAGATCATGAGCAGTTTCATATCTTTTATCGATTGGTTCTAGCCTATGAACGCAGCGGAGACCCTGTTTTGGCCGCTGAACGCACGACGGACTTGTTCCGACCGGAGTTCGATGGAATGCGTGCATACTTTACGCCTCATCTCCGCCCTTGTGTCCCCGACGCGTGAACGCGCGGCCGCTGCGCGCATGAGCTGCCTTCTTGCGCGAGACGATGCGTCCATACTTGTTCATCATCAGATCGGCCCGAGTAAGACCACCGGGTGTCTTCTGGGCTGTTCCATTCCACACCTTACGCCGAGAACCGATCGCGCGCAGAGTCTTTGCCATTGTGCACTAACGAGAAAGTTTCATGAGTGGCATGCGAAAGGGTTTCGCAGACGACGGGTCTTCAGAATCCTGGAAGTTCGAACTCTCAACGCGGCCACAGTATATGTCGTTGATCCATGGAAAGGGAAACTCCCGCGCAGTCTCTCCTATACTTTGCGGCGCTCCACCGCCGATGTGGGCGAGAACACGACCCATCACCTTCGGATGAATACGAACAGACAAAAAGTCCTGATCGTGTGCGAACCCAAGCTCAAGGGGATTCGCCTTAAAAATACCGTATTCCTCGCGGACATTGATGCCCGATGTCTTCCGCAGACCCCACAGCCCTCCCATGAGGGGTGCGGTATGTTGATTGTTATCGCGTATGACATGCGCGACAAACCCCGTCGACCGGTCGAACTGGCGAATCGCCCAGCGGTCCTTCCAGTGGACGCGAGAATCTGCGTCGCGAACCATCATCAGGTCAACCCCTGGCTCATCGATTGCGAAGAACCTGTGGATCATATTGATTGCCCCGACCTGTCCGGTATAGCGAATAATGACCTTCGGGGCTGTCTGAAAGACACTGACAGTATGTGCGTCGACGTCGGCACCGATATAGATGAAGGTGTACCAGTCGGGGAAATGCTTATTGATCAGCTGGAGGTTCTGAAGCATTCCTGGATAATATCGCTCATTGTAGGGGCCATACAGACAGAAGGAAAAGACCTTCATACTTGTCTCTCTACGTAGCAAATGATATCGGGACGCTCGTTTGCGGAGCTGTGTCAGTGGGTGCACGATCCGCGATATCCGAATGCACCTCGATACGGTCTTATGGCGCGGAACGGTGATCGAGTCTTTATCAACGGCGACTATGTGGCTGACTTTGTGCAGCGTATGCAGCGGGTGCAACGCATCTTGCCCAAGAAGCACGTGTTTGTTGTTCACAACTCGGACGAGCCATTCGACCAGACGAAGTTGAACCTTCTACTCCCTCATGCTCATCATATCTTTGCCGTCAATACCAGCGTGAGTCATCCCCAGCTAAGCACCATCCCGCTGGGGTTTGCAGACAAGCAGCTGGACTGGGCCTCGTCATTCAGACCTCCGGGAGGTCCTCGTAATATTCTGGCCTATGTGAACTTTCTTCCACATACGAACGCTATCAAACGCAACCAATGCCTGGAGGCTATCAAAGACGATCCGCGGATCACGCTCCGGTCGAACCTGACACAAGACGAGTACCACGCAGACCTGTGTCGATCAGAGTTTGTACTCTGCCCCGAGGGAACAGGTGTCGATACACACCGGTTCTACGAGGCGCTCTTGTGCGGGGCCACGCCGGTGGTCTTGCGCAATTCCTTGACAACCTTCTATTCGCGATACCCGGTCTGCATCGTCGATGCCTGGACAGATCCATACACACATCCGCCGTCAAAGTCCGTTGATTTTCAAGCCGCCTCATATATAAGATGAGGCCCGAGATTGCACTGCATAGCTGCGATTCGAATCCCATGTACTTGGACTTCTGGCCACTCGTGTCCAAGGTCTGGCGTGTGCGAATGGGTATTGAACCGATTCTGATTTACGTCGACGAAAACCACGATATCCCGATTGATACAACGTACGGACGCGTACTGAAGCTGAAACCCGTTCCCGGGATTCCTACGTACATGAATTCTGTCTGGGGTCGGTTCTGGGGCGCGACTCTCTTTCCCGACAAGGTCTGCATTGTGTCCGATATTGACATGTTTCCGATCTCCAAGAGCTATTTCCTAGGACAGGTTGCACGAGTGCCGGATACAAAGTATGTACACCTTAACCCACCCGCAGATCGTGCGCCTCGACGCTTCTATGAACTTCGGCCCAGAGGCAATTTCTACTCGTCTGATGTGTTTCCCGTCTGTTATCACGTTGCTAAGGGATCCGTGTTAACGAGCGTACTGCGAATCAACCCTAGTTGGGAGCAGTCCGTGCGCGACCTGGCCGCACATACATATGTGCCTCGCGAAGTACACGGACAACACGACACAATGCCAAGTTGGGGAATCGACGAAGATTATACCACAAAACTTGTGAACAGCTACCCAGACCAGTCTATCTTTGTATGTCTTACGCGCAACCAGAGGCGGATTGATCGGGGCTACTGGGTCTACACCGTCGAAGACATTCAACGCGATGAATACGCTGATAGTCATTCTGTTCGTCCGTTATCGGATCCGGCGAATCGGGAAAAGGTAGACGCGTTGACGCGGGTCCTTCTGTCTCACAAATAGTGATCTCGCGTGAGGACATGCTTGACGAAGCCGGCGGAGTTCAGAATATGCTCGTAATAGACGTCCTTTTTCTCAATATCCGAAAACGAGGGAAGCTGAGTAGCCAGGTACGGATACGTGAACGCCATCTTACAAGCGTTTGTTCCCCTCGGTCCATCCAAGATAGTCGTATCGGGAAGTGAGAGCATCTTGTCGTAGCACGAGGACGAGTAGAATATACAATGAGTTGTCGATATGCGAGGTGTTCCCAGAAAGAACATCCCGTTGCTGGGAACGATGGAGGTTAATTCGTATACGTCAAGATTCCCACATCCATTCACAATATCCACATTCGGGTTATTCAGGTGTGATACGATTGTGCGAGCTATGGTAGCCAGTGCGCCGTTCGTCAATGTGAACGTACAGTCGTCCTCAATCACCCAAATATAGGGCCGACCCTGTTCCTTGGCCATTCGAATCAAGGCCTGATGAGATCGCAGACACCCGCGTGCTCCGTTCTCATCGCGTATTCCCTCGAAGACCTGAATATTCAAAGACGAATAGTTCTTTCGGAGTTTCTTGATGTTCTCCATCCGATCCGTGCGATGCGGAAGGTGTATGCAAAAAACGTCCATCTGTTTATTAATGTCCAGTGGTATATATTCTATACTGATTACCACGTACGAGTGTAATGGATATGGCGCAGACTACACGCGTCAGTGTCTAGACTCGGTGATCGGCCAAAGCTATCGTCCGATTCAGTGTATTGTGTCGGATCACAGCAAGACCGATGAAATCGAGACCCTTGTTAGAGGATTTGATTCACAGGGTGTCGACATCATCTACACTCGCTACACGGAGAACTATGGAAGCCCTTGCCACAACTGGAACAATGCCCTGAAGCATGCGACGGGGACCTATCTCCATTACGTAGCCATGGACGATCGTTTTGCACACCCAAATGCAGTGGCAGACGTGGTGGGACATATGAATAACACGGGTGCACAATGGACGGCCGTAGCGTGCCAATTTGAACCTGCGAGCGACGGCTACCATATTCCCTTTTGGAAAGGCGATATTCTTCACGAAAACACGATTGGTGGGCCCACCAAGGTCGTGATTCGTGATACCTTGAAGCATATTAAGATGGATCCGCGTTTTATTTGGGTTCTCGACATGGACTGGTTCCATCGCCTTTCCTTGGAAGCAGGCCCACCGTCGTTCTTTGTCCAAACATTTACATATATTGACCGGCATCATGCGAATCAACTAACAAAGAAGCTGACGCGCGAAGAAAAGGCGCGCGAGCACGCAGATATCCTTGAGAAATATCAGACTCTCCAGTAAGCAGAGCTGTCATCGATCGCTACCATCGGAGCCGTTATTCCATGTGCGGCGCGGAAGTCAATGATTGCCTTCCGGCAGCCGGTTAGCGTCCAGTCATCGACAATAACAAACCCGCCTGGCGACACCTTCGAGTAAAGTTGATCAAGTACTTGAATAGTCGATGAATACATATCACCGTCAAGGCGCAGGATGCACAGCTTATCAATTGGAGCGTCTTTGAGCGAGGTTTCGAAAAATCCCTTGACGAAGACGACGTCGTCGTCCAATAGATCATATGCCCGGAAATTGTTCTTGACTGTCTCGACATCGACAGCTAGAAAGTTCAGCGTGTGGTGAATATCGCCGGAATCTGCGCTATATTTCGGGTCAGGTTTCGGGAGTCCCTCAAACGAGTCTGCAACGAAAACCTTCCGGCGTTCGTTATGGTACTTGACCAACCCCTTCATGAGAATCGTTGCTCCACCACGCCACACACCTGTTTCGATAAGATCTCCCGGTATCTTCTCGCGTACCACTGTTTCGAAGCACTCCTGGATATTGGTAAGGCGCTTCATTCCAATCATGGTATGTGCGCGCTGAGGCCAATATGTTCCATTCTCTACTGCATAGCTGGGTGCAGATACTCCCTTTCCGAGGACATGGCTACCGTAGATTGAATCAAGCAACACCTTCTTCAAGAGTTCGATGTACATAGTATGAATGCAAGCAAAAAACAAGTTTATGTATAACGCCTGTACCGGTAATCACGGTTCGTATATACATGGTCCTCGTCGGTCTTCTTGATGATGACAATACAATTCTGGACAAAGTGAACAGACTGGATCATTGCGCGCGTCTCCTTGAAAAAGTACGGACTGAGAGCGGCATCCTGCTTCCGCCTGTCATCGTCATTCATCGTGTGCCAGTTCACATCGTCGACCAGCTGCTTGAACATCTCAAGCGCTGACCGGGGGTGGCGATAGCCGTAGCGGGTAGGATAGCCGTAGCAATCATCGCGAACCCAATACGAGGTCTCAATGTCTTCGATAATGTACACGCCGCCGGGCTGGAGGAGATCGCGGAAGAAGAAGTTGAATGTGATCAGCTGGTGCTCAGGAATATGCGAACCATCATCGTTGATGAAATAAATCGTCTCATTTCTCAGCCGCTCCACTTGCTTGATGATCTGATTCTGATCGCTCTGGTCGCACCTTGTAATCGTGAACCGATCGCCCTTTTCCTCAGCCTTGATATCCAGTCCGAAGACATGGAAGAGTGGAAGGTACTCGAGCCACAACTTAACTGAGTTTCCATCCTGTACACCAATTTCAAGCATGGAACCTGACATTGCACGGAACTTCTCCAAGAACATCGGGTAGAATCGATCGTATCCATGGTGAGTGCACTTGTCGGTACCTACGCGATTGCCGATCGCAGCGAAGCTGGTTGGGTCGCGGTACTTCAGCAAGAAGGTGTTCAAGTCTTCGGGGACCCCAAGTCCCCACATCTTGGCACAATCGGAGATGGTGATCTTTAATCCCGCCGCAATCGCCTCGTTGTACACGGGAACAGTATAGAACTCATTATTAACCCGAATGTTCTTCGCAATCATCTGCTCGGCAAACCGAACGAAATCCGAACCGCGCCTCCACGCGTAGATACCCGTGGTTGCATGGTCCGAGAAGGGATCCTTCTCCCGAACCTCTGAGACAAACCCATCCTTCACAGCCGCATACGACCACTTGGGATTCCGCTCACCGTCAAAGGTGGAGATCTTACCATCGGCACCGGAGACCAAGAACGAATGCACAAACTCGACCACATCGAACTCGATGAACTGATCGCTGTTCGCAATCATCAGCGGTGTCTCGTTGTTGATCAGATGCTTGGCCAGCAGAACCGTACAGGCCGCACCCTCTGTGACCTTGTCAACGATCAAAATATCACAACCCGGCGCAATCGACCGCAAATGATCCTTGCACGACTCGGGGTAATCCGCGCGGATGACAAATACAAAGTGCGCTCCGGGAACCGCGAGATTGTCCACAACCCACGAGATCATAGGCTTTCCCCGGACAGGAATCAGCGGCTTAGGGTCAGCGTAGCCAGCCTTTGCGAAACGGCTTCCATTTCCCGCCATCGGGATCACAATCGTGATCGGAGTCAAGGCACTCATTACAAACTCTTCGGTTAAAGATGCCGGTGTCGGAACGCGTACAACAACAGATCCACTCGCGCGAGCCGCGGCCAATCCGATTGGCGAGTCTTCAAAGATCACCGTTTCCGATGGCGAGACTCCGGCCTTCTGATGACACATCCGATAAATATCTGGATGCGGCTTGGGAAAATGGACATCCTCGTTCGAAACTGTGAATGTGAACAGCTCACGAATTCCCAGAGCCGTCAGAGCCGCATCAAGAGTCGCGCGGATACAGTTTGTCGCACAGGCTGTCTGATATCCCGCACCCCGAAGTCGTAGCAGCATAGACTGTAAGGCCGTGGACGGAGAGACCGTAGACACCGCAAGAGATGTCAACTCCTGCTTACGGATGAAGATCGTCTCGGTTAACCCAGACGATAGGCCTTTCTGATCGACGAGCATGGTCAGCTTCGACCAGGTGCTGCGACCATTGTAGGTAGACTCGTGTTCATCGCGCGAGATGCAAAACGCTTGTCCGGCTACCTCGGCGATGGCCCGATTAAGAGCCTCGTAATGAACCTCGCAGAAGTCAAGTAAGACACCGTCCAGGTCAAACACGACGAGCTTCATTTGACTTTCAAACAAGAATCTGTGTAAATTATGCTGATCATCGCCCATCGCGGAAATCTCCACGGGCCAAATCCTGCAATCGAAAACCGCGAAGAGACCATTGTGGCTGCACTCTCAAAGGGATTTGATTGTGAAATCGATGTGTGGAAAGTTGATGATCGTCTGTGGCTAGGGCACGATGGACCTGAACACGAAACCTCGCTTGCGTTTCTGGAGCGACACGGTTCGAGGTTATGGGTTCACTGTAAGAACCTGGATGCACTCGTCGACTTGAAAGATCAGTTCAACTGCTTCTTTCACGACAAGGATACGTACACTCTGACAAGCAAGGGGTTTATTTGGGGCAACATCGATAGCCCAATGACATCAAAAACGATTCAAGTTATGCCCGAGAAAGCGAACTGCGTCTATTCCGATTGTCTGGGGGTGTGTAGTGATTATCCGTTTAAATATGTACTGATGTAAATGCATATGCCCGTTTCTGTGCGTATCGTTACCTCTCTCTACCACGGAGCGTCTCCAGAAAAGTCATGGGGGGGATATTCTAGACATCTTGAGCGTGCCCATATTCACTGCGGTGTTCCTGTGCTTGTCTACGAGAAAGATGATTCGCTTCCATTCATGACCTCAGTTCCAACGGAGCGCGCGCCACCGGGTGGAGGGCAGATCATTCGCCTAGACAACACCGGTTCATGCGACTATGCCTTCCTCTATCACATCTACACGAATTACGACAACCTGGATGACGTCACTATATTCACGAAGGTCAATGTTCATATGGGCGGTATTCCTGATGATGCGTTTCAGTCCTTTGTTCGAGAAGCGGACCGATGGGACTATTCGGATGTTGGCGAATTCCCCATCCGAGGAGTTTGGAACCTGGGGCTACACTACACAAATCAGCAGTATCTTGAGTTTATGTACGAGGAGCCCTCGAAGCGCCATCCAATGTGGCAGCGTTCGTCAGACTGGTATGATCACATTTTTGGAGAACAGCCGTTTCCGTCAACAACGGTTGATGTCTGGGGACATGGACCATGTTTCGCAGTATCGCGCGATCTTATTCGTCGCCATCCCAGATCGGTGTACAAGTATCTGATGGAGACGTATCTCAGCCCATACAATCGAACGGATGACAAGTGGGGTGTCAATCCAACTCATGACTTATTTCTTCGGTTCTGGAAGGTACTCTTCACACATGGCGTAAATTCTCGGGTCAAGCCCGTACCTCATTCGTCAATTGAGGCTGCGCCCGGGCCACTCCCATATGGCGTTGAATGGGTGTCTTCCAACCCAGATTCACTACATCTTCGAGTTATTAAGGCTACACCAATCTGAGCGGGTTTCCGCACACATTTGGTTTTGTTTTTGTTTTGATGCGATGTGCGTATGTATTTAGTTGGAGTACGCGAGGCCACCCATGCCGGACATCACGCGCAGCACGTTGTAGTTGACGGCGTACACGCGCACCTGCGCCGTGCGGCCCGCACGCACCGTGTTGACGGAGACCGTGAGCTGCAGCGTCGCCTTGTCGATACGCGAGAAGTTGCACGTGCCGGACGGCTGGTGCTCCTCGGGCTTGAGCGCGAAGGAGTACACGCAGATACCCGGGGCCGAGGGCGTGCGAGTGTGGTGCTGGTACGTCTGCACGTACGTGAAGTAGCGGCCCTCGCGCTCAGTGAACCGGTCCTGGCCGTTGAGCTGGAGCTTGGCGACCTCAATCGGGCACTTGCCGGAGCAGCGCGTGCCGGAGTCGAGGATGACCTTCGCGAGCAGGTAGTTGGTCGTGTCCTCAAACAGGTACTGCTGGTCGTTGCCGATCGAGCCAAGGTTGGTGTCGAGCCACGAGGCACCGTTGAGCGAGGGGCCGATGGCGATACCGAGACCCGGCAGGTAGGGGCCCGAAGAGCCGTCCGTGGTCGTCGGCACGTTGAGCGCCGCCGCGCCGCCGCCCAGCGAGCCACGGGCAAGCACGTCCATGATCACACCCTCCGTGGAGAAGTCATCGGAGTAGTTGAACGGCTGGCAGCCGTTGACCTCGGCAATGTGCGAGGGGGGAGGCTGCGAGCAGTCCACGAACGAGTCGCGCTGGCACACCCACACAAGCTCCTTGACGGGGTGGTTGAAGTTCAGCTGGATCTTGTTCGACGACGACGTGATCGACTCCGCGCCCGTGAACTGCAGCTGCTCGATGAGGTACTCGTGCGTCTGCTGGGCGAAGCGGCGGCGCTCCTCCGTGTCCAGGTAGATGTAGTCAATGTACAGCGACGCGGCCGTCAGGGACTGGATCGCCGTGGGGGCCGCCGCCGTGCCCGAGAGCTCATAGTAGCAGCAGTTGATCCACTGCTCGAACTCCACGTTGATGCGCACCTCGTGGTACTGGAGCGCAATGAGCGGGATCGCCAGGCCGGGGTTGCGGCAGAACCAGAACTGCAGGGGGATGTACAGCGTACGCGCCGGCGTGCCCGCGCGGGGGGCGCACGAGTTCGTCAGCTCCGCGCCCGCGCACGACACATCGAGCGCATAGCCCTTGCGGTCCTTCATCAGCACAAGGTCGTGCGTGTTGCCCACCATCTCATCGAGCGCGCGCACCGTGCCCAGATCCTGCGTCAGCTGCGTCCAGATCTGCATCCAGTCGCCGTACTGGCGGTCAATGCGCTGGCCGCCAATCTCGAGCTCGACCGTCTTCACCACGCGGTGGCCCACGTAGTTGAGCCAGCGGAAACGGGAGATCGCGTTGTTGTTAGAGCCGTCGAGCTGCACCGCGGGGAGCACCAGCTGGATGTACGTGCGGAACATCAGGTCCGCGTTGCGGTTGATGATCGCCGTCACACGCTTGTTGAAGTCCGCCTGGCCGTTGAAGGTGACCTCAATCGACTCCATGGCGAAGTTCGTGTGGCGCTTGAACAGCACCTTCCAGAACGTGATCTGGGGGTTGCCCGAGATGTAGATGTCCTGCGCACCGTAGGAGACGAGCTGAAGAAGACCACCACCCATATTGCTTGTATGATACTCAGCAACAAAATTTCTTCAGCAAGAATCTACACACACGGCGACGTCCTTAAAAAATGCGCATCTACGCCGTCAACTGCGACGTCGGGCGCGGCGAGCGTCTCAAGGCTGCCGCAGCGCCCCTGAACCTCGACCTCGTGCTTGTTCAATCTCCTTTGAAGGACGATCCGGAGGTGGTGCGGCGCGGCGCGACCTGTTTCGCACGCGACACCTCGTATCCCACGGGGTTTGCAGCGACACTCGGACACATTCGCTGTATGCAGGCCTTGGTTGATTCGGGTGAGCCCCTGGGTATCATCATTGAAGACGATGTGAGATTTCACAAGTCCTTCAATGAGGTCGTGGAGTCGATGGCGCAGTACATGAAGGAGGGCAAGACAGACATTCTGTCCTTGGGCTACATCAATCTCCCCCAGGGTGAGCATTACCATACGCATGGACACATTCTGATTCGCAACGTAGGTGTCTCGAACCCCTGGGGTGCCCAGTGCTACATGATCACACGCGAATGGGCTGCCACGTTCTGCAAGATCTTTGAGGTCGATGACGTATCGGGACCGTACCAGTCTCACTTCATCACAGACTGGGTGATGTTTGACCCCATTCTGGGTGTTCGTCGCGATGCCCTGATGTGGCCCATTGCAGTAGAGGGCCCGAACGAGCAGTCGATTTGTGCCTTCAATGCAGGCAAGCCGGATCTCTTTGCCACGGTACCGCGTGATTACTTCTACTTGTAAACATAGCAGTACCGGCACTGAGGCGCATACATCTCCGATCCACCGACCGCAATCTGTTCGTGTCCATCCGCCAGCCTCCGCGTGAAGTGCGCCTTCTTTCCGCATGCACATAAACTTGACAAATGCGTAATCGTGTCGGCCAGAGGAATCAGAGTCAAAAACTCACCAAAGGGCCGACGATTGGCGTCGCCCGAAAGACCCACGAAACATACGCTACGCGACATGGTATCGACCGCCAGCTTGGCAAAGGACACGAGATTCGTAAAGAACTGCGCCTCGTCCACGATGATCACCGAAAAGGGTAGAAGCATGTCGGGAGTGATCGTATCCAGGCTGTCCGTCGTGTAGCATGGCAGCGAATCCCCGTTATGCGTGGTAATCTCGCTGCGGGCCGTGTAGCGCACATCGATAGACGGCTTAATCACAAACACACGCAAGCCCTGGGCCGTATACTTACGGACAAGGCTGAGCGCGTACGAGGTCTTCCCCGCGAACATCGGCCCCATCACGATCTCCAGCGACATTACGATCTACACGCGGGCAGGCCGTAAACACGTTATGTCATCTTCAGAAATCCGACGGAATACAGTCATGTTCGAGGATTGCAAGGTTGAGCTTCTGGAGGTCTTCGGCAACGATCTGACGGTCGTGAATGCCGCCCGAGTGTCTCTGGGCAAGCACGTCGATGAGTTCACGGACAAGGACGCGAAGCTGATCAAGTATCTGGTGGATCACGATCACACGTCTCCCTTCTTCCATCCTCAGGCGCGGTTTCGTCTGAAGATGCCGATCTGGATGGCACGTGAGTGGTTTCGTCATACGGTGGGTCTGTCGCGCAATGAGATCAGTCGTCGATATGTGGACTTTGAGCCGACCTTTCATATTCCCGAGTTTCGTACGCGCGCTCCGGGCAAGAAGCAGGGGAGTAATGATGATGTCCACAAGGATGACGAGGGTCTGCGCGAGTACTTGCGGGCGTCGTGCAAGACCGCGGTGGACGCATACAACCTCATGCTGAGCAACAATGTCCCTCCAGAGCAGGCACGGATGGTTCTGCCCCAGAACATGATGACGGAGTTCATTGAGACGGGGTCTCTGGCCGCCTACGCACGGCTGTATCATCTCAGAACAAGCCCGGATGCCCAGAAAGAGATACGGGATGTGGCTTGTAGTCTGGGTAGCACCCTTGCCACCGCTTTCCCCGTTTCATGGGCACAATTAACACATCAGAACCCCCCAACCGCTTCTTGAGGAAGTATTTGTCCATGAAGGACGGAAACCACGCAGAAATCTTCATCCACTCCACGTGGGGAGCCTGCATCTCAATGGACTTGATCTGCTTCTTCCGGTAGCAGACATACTGGAACTCCTTGTTGAAGATTCGAGGCACACATAAATAGATCCGGTTATAGTCGTCGGGCGGGACATGGACATCAATTCCAGCCATTGTTATCTGAAGATAACGAATTATTTATGGGTATACAACAATGCCTACGACGCGCGGACAGACCCGGGCGGCTGAGGAGGAGAGAGTCCGTCAACGACAAGAGCAAGAAGACCGTAGACGAGTGAGAGCGGAGCGCGAGGCGTGGGAGCGAGCGGATTCCGTGCGCCGCGCGCGGGAGGACGAGCAACGGCGTGCCGCGTGGCAGAGAACTCTTGATGCAGAACAGCCTCCGGAAATCAGAGAGCGTCGTACGCGCATCCGCCAGGCCTTGGCAAATCTCGACAACGGCACACGCGCCGCTGAGATACAGGCACAACTCACGCAACAGACGGGGCGACCTGTGCGTTCGACGACAATTACTCGAATGATTGACGCAGAGAGACGCGCCCTCGCGGTGGAGGTACAGGAAGAGAGGGAACGCGACCTCGTCGTTGCTCAAAGAATCCGCGCAGCCGATCTCGCGAGAGCGGAGGCGGCGTGGGCGGAACAGCAGCGGCGACGCGAGGAAGCTGCCAGGCGTGCTTCGCGACCGGTGGCAGAGTTGCCCAAGATCAAGGTTCCCAAGGGTCAGGAGGATGCGATTACGAATGAGGAAATCACGGACGGAATGGTGATGGTTGATTTCAACAAGCAGCGGGAACAGAAGCACTTGTACTACACGAAGAGCTCATACCAGAAGGGAGTTGTGGAACTGGGCAATCGGGATCCGTACACGCGTCTGCCGGTGAAGCCGGACACGGTGGTTGAGTACATCGCAGAACTGGACCCGGACATGCCTGTTGTGGGTGGGCGGCGGCATCGGCGCAATATGCGCAAGACGTATCGGCGTCGTGCGATGAACCGCAAGACCCGGCGTCGTATGTGATGGGGGGGGGGACTGTCTGAAAACGAATTCGCGTTTGACCAAATAAATGGTCTCTCATCTGAAAATGAACGAAACCACGATTCGCACCTTTCTCTCGGCGTGCCGTATGGGCAAGGCGGATGTCGTCCGGGAGATGATTGCGGACCCGAACTTCGATGTGAATGTGCGCCGGCCCGGCGGGCAGTGGGCGCTGCGCGAGGCTGTTGAGAATGTCAAGATCGACATTGTCGAGATGCTGCTGGCTCATCCCAGGATCGACGTGAACCAGATCGACCTTGCCTGGGATTCGGCACTCCACCGTGCGGTGGTCATCTACGGTGGCAAGGGCAAGCAAATCCTCGAGATGCTGCTTGCTCACCCCGACATCGACGTGAACATCATGACCCGTCGTATCTTTGAGCCAGATGGCGGGATGACACCGCTGATGTACGCCCGCGAGCATGCGCATGCGCCGAATCGAGCCCACGCAATCGAGACGCTGCAGGCGGCTATGAAGGCTTGAAAGGAGATTATGTATGAATATATGATAATGAGTTGGTATAAGGGCGACGCGTCGTATTATGACATCGCCCCCAAAGTCCCTCGTATCACCCATATTGAGTTCCGAGAGGTTGGCGATATCGAGGAGGTGATCTTGCAGTCAAACACAACAGGAATCAACAAAACAATAGCGACCTTTCGTATCGTACGCTCGTTCCGTGAGCGAGGTGATCGTTCATACAAAACAAGACCGGTGGACGGCAGCGAGAACACGCGACTGGTTTTTGCATTCTACCGAGTCCCAGACGATGACGCGGCTGTTCTTCGCGGGGATAGGACAGAGAACGATATTGAAACGAAGACCTCGACGTTTGTCTTGATCGGGAAGCCTCTGATTCGTGAAATGCTAGAGTTCCTGAAACCTCCGAGTCCCGACGTTTCTGACTCTGAATTGCCTAAGATCAAGATCCCCAAGGGACAGACAGATTCCCTTACAGAGGAGGAGATTACAGACGGGATGAGGATGGTCGATTTCAACAAGGAGCGAGAGGAGCGCAACCGGTACTACACGAAAAAATCGTTTAAGGAAGGTGTTCAGGTCAGAGACCAGAACCCATGGACTCGCGAACCGATTAAGCCGGATACGGTTGTGAACTACATCGCCGAAATTGATCCGAACATGCCGGTTGTGGGTGGGCGGGCACGCGGGGCTCGGCGCGGAACACGCCGCCGCACGAGCCGCCGCCGCACGTTGCGTCGTAAACAAGTTAGAGGCACAAAGACGTATTGAGACATGGGCTACGTGGAGGCCGTTGTTGATATAGCCTTGATGGCCTCTGTCGTAATCACGGGAACCGTGTGTTTCACTGGCGCTGTGATTCTTGCGATGTGTCCTCCTCGCGAGATGCGTGAGTGTCTGCGCAGCGGGTGCTGCAGCGGATGCAACCGCTGCCGCCGTCGTCGTTCGCGCGGGAACACGGATGAGTCCGTTGATCCTATTCTTGTTTCAGGCCCCGAGTAGGGCGGCGAAACGCCCGCCGAAACGTCCGCCGACGCCGGCTGGGCCGACCGCCCTGGCTACGCCGACCTCCCTGCAGCGTGGGAAAGGGCGTCATTGTCGAATCAAATTCAGCAACATAGTACGTGGGCGGAACTGCGATCGGAATATTTAACCACGGATTCATCATCCGCGGTTTGACCAGCCGATCGAAGGTCTTTTTCGGATAATAGCGATGATTGGGCCCGTCTCGCTCGTTATCGAAATCGACCATCACTGTCGGATGATCCGCATCACCCTCGGGTATCGGAGTGAAATACAAGGCATCCTCCTGACCCCTCGGAATCTTCACCCTCGGAAGATTCGGGACATCTAAGCCAAAGTTCTCGTCGAAGAAATGCTCGTGGAACGAAGCGAACTGGTTCTCGGTCAGATAAAATACTAAGGTCGACACAATATCTCCATCCGTATTCGTTATGTTAATGCGTATGCGCGACCCCTCGAGGAAGGCGACGTGGATGTAGGCGCCAGGCAGATTCGACAGCTCAGCAAAAAACTCATCCGGTGAATTCTCGTTGCTGTCATAGGGCACAATCGAGTCCTTTGTCATAAAAAATTGACCTACCGTAATTGGTTCTATATCTCCCGGATCTTCCGGGTTATCCATACCAAGCCACATCTCGACAACGGTGTCGTTGTCGTGAGAGCGAATACCTCCATAATCTATGAGCTCAGTCATCCCTTACTTTACTCTAGGATCATTCTCGGCGTAATATGCATGGCCTCCAGCTCCTGCATCCACAGCTTCATCGCATACGGGATGGTCTTTTGCACAAAGTCCGTCTTGTTGCCACAGGATCCACAGGAGTAGATCCCCTCCGTCGGGTTGACGACGGCCAGAGTGCCACAGGTCTTGCAGATGCCCGTCGTGAACGGATCCGAGACATCCATCAGACGCTCCTTCGTAAAGGCCGCCGCGCCGTGAGAGATCATGCAATCGCGTTCCATCTCTCCCACGCGAAGACCACCATCGCGGCTGCGTCCCTCGCAAGGCTGGCGAGTGAGGCTCACAATCGGACCACGCGCGCGCGAGTGCTTCTTGTCGATCACCATGTGCTTGAGGCGCTGGTAGAACGTGGGCCCCATGAAGATCTCCGCCCGCATCATCTCGCCGGTCTGACCGTTGTACAGGATCTCGTTGCCGTACGGGTGCATGCCCTGCTCGAGCATTTGCTCACGAAGCTCCTCGACCTTGAGGTGAGAGTAGGGCGTGCCATCACCCAGCGTGCCCTTGCGAACACAGACCTTTCCGAAGATACACTCCATCAGCTGCGCAATGGTCATGCGACTAGGCACAGCGTGTGGATTCATGATCAGATCAGGACGAAGACCCGAGCCCGTGAAGGGCATGTCCTGTTCGTCTAGCAGCATTCCGACCGTTCCCTTCTGACCGTGGCGAGAGCTGAACTTATCGCCAATCTGGGGAATACGCTCAGATACCACGCGAACCTTGACGAAGGGGTAGCCATCGGAGTTCTTGTCCTGCCACACTCCATCGACGCGGCCCGCCTCCGCGTTCTTGTGCGTCGTGGACGCATCGCGGAAGGAGTAGCCAGCCGTATCGTGGCGCAGGTTCACGACCTTGCCGATCACAACATCGTTCTCCTCGAGATGAGAGTGGAGGATCGGAATGCCGTTCTCGTTGATGGCGGCATAGCTCGTGTTCTTGAACTTGCGCGTGTTGTGCTTCTGAGGCCGCATGAACTTCTCCTCGCGACCGGAGGTGACATTGCGATGCTCCTCGTCCTTGTACATGGTGTAGTACAGACCCCGGAACAGACCACGATTCACGGCCGAACGAT